GCCAGGATCACCTTTTCGTATGCCTGGTAATTTTAAAGCTACTGGATAAAATATACATATGTATAGTTGAGCCGCAGAAATAAATGGTCCGCCATTAGCTGACATTCCATTTTTAATAAATCTTTCAACTAAATCTAATTGTTGTTCACCTGTCATATTTCTTAAATCTTCAGGCGTGCCTTTAAAATTCATTCCCTTTAAAGTATTAGGCATAAATTGAATTAATCCAGATGCCTCTCCACTAGGATTTTTGGCAGCAGGATCTAATCCAGATTCTGAAGTCATAACTAATAAAATATCATCAGGTTTCATACTTAATCTATTTGATATTTCAATTAATTTATTATAAAAATTGGAACCCAAATCACCTTTAGGTTTGGGAATAGGCTTAGGCTTGGCAATAGGTTTAGGATCTGTGGCTAAACCTAAAGATTCTAAAATTAATTTTCTTCTATCAGCAAATGCCATATTTAACCTACAATTTTATCAATTATTATTGTTAATTGATAGGCTAATTTAGGATTTGTTTTTTGAATTTTTGTAGCATATTTAGCAATATGATTTGCTAAAACAATTGGATTTTCATTTGATAATGTTTCCAATGATTCAATAAAATGTTTAGGTGACATGCTGCCAAATGTTGGAACGCCCTCTGGTGGACCAGGCTTTTTAGGTTCTTCTTTAGTTTTTTCTACAGATAGGTCTACTGCAGGCGGCAATGTAGCTGGCAATAAAGTCTGTTGTGGTAGCGGTGATGAAGGCGATTTTATTGGAGAAACAACACGTTTTTCCACTGGTTTCTTTTTTGTGGGAGCGCTTTCCATTTTTACTGTATCTTTAACAACCTCTTTTGTGGCACCTGGATCAGTTGGTCTTTCAGAAGTTGCCGGTTCAATTAAAGATATTGGCTCTGATATTAATGTTGGCGCTTTTCTAACTGGCACACCAGACATATCTAAATCTGGAACTATATGAGCTGATGATGGCTGAGAAACTGATGTTACTGGAGCTGGAGCTAATTGAGCTGGCGCTTCTACTTTTGGAATACTTCTTTCATCCATAAACCCTTTAAAATGAGTATTATAAAATTTAGAAAAGTTTGATGAAAATGATTGATATGATTTTATAATAACACTTGCATTTTCTAAATATTCTGAAATATTTCTTTGGGCGCGGGATTTTGCCATTGCTTTTAATCTTGTTAATGTTAATTTAAGCAAAGTTTTAGCCTGATCTAAAGTTGTACTCAATGCAATTTTTAATGCCTTTGTTTTGCTAGGAAATCTTTTTTGCCAATCCTTTAATGATTTAAATCTACCATAAATTCCAGATAAAAATGAATGTAATGATGACCCCCAAGTTGCATTTTTTATAATTTGATTATTTCTTGCATGAGCAGTCCTACTTTTCATATGCTCTAAATATTTTATTGTTTCAGGATCTTGCTTATCTTCAATGCCTTTCCATAAAAATTCTTTATGAGCATCATCTATACTTTGATCAAATGATATTAAAATAGGAACTGCTTTTCCCATAACTGTATTAAATTTATCTAAATCAATAATACATTTAACATATTCAATTTCATTAAAATTACTAATAGCATTATCTATTAGAGTTTTAATCCCCGGATTTTTAAATCCAAAAACATCAGGAGTATATCTACCAACTGATTCTCCAAGTAAAACAGCACGAACAGGATCATCAGTAAATTCTCTTAATTGATCCATAATTGATTCAAATTGTGGATTAATAAATTTTTCTAATATTTTACCCCACAAATTACCTTTTTCGTGAATTTTATTAAGAAGGCTTCTTCTTTGCGCAAATTTATCCATAATTATTTCCTATGATTATTATAATAACAAAATAATACAATATTATATACTAAAACTATTTAGGATTTTTATGGGGGTGGGGGTGCTCCGCCGCCTGGAGGAGGTTCGCCACCTGGAGGAGGTCCACCTAACTCTGGCATTCCTGGTAATGGTGCCTCTCCAGGTAATGCTTCACCACCACCTGCACCAGCGCCACCTTCTGTTTGTGGTTCTGGAATTTCATCATCCTCACCTAATGCACGCAAACTATTAAGATCCATTGTTGCTAATGAGGCTTTTTCTTTATCAGTAATAGCTTTTTGAATTGCTTCTTTACGTATTTTACGAGTTTCATCTTGATATTCTAATCCAAGTGATCTATATAATGTATGTAAAGATGCTCTCTTAGAAGCATCATCACCCTGAGTTAAAGTAACTAAATTATTAATATAATCGCCAGCATCAAATATTGACATATGGTTCCAGTCTACATCTGGAACAATCAATTGCTTTTCGCCACCAGCATAATCATAAAATCCTTGGATTTTAGAAATTGGTGCAAATATTTTTCTTTTTAACCAAGAAGATAACATATTTCTAAATTGCATATAACGTTGTCTTAATACATCAAGAGCAACTCCACCATTAGCATATGTAGTATCAGCACCACCATCCATTAATACAGATGGCACCATTAATCCAACATAAATTTCTTTAACTAATTGTGTAATATCCCCAGAGATATCATAAATTCCTTGACCATATCCTACCCTCTCTACAGTAACTCCTGGGTGAGTAAAAATCTTAAAATCTTTGTCGTATTGAGCGCTCTCAAATACTTCTCTCCAAGCCTCTAAATCTGGATGAGTTGGATGTAATCCATCTGCGCCTTCAGATCCAATCTTAATAAGTGTAAGAGGATTAATCATATTATCTGCTTGTGCAAATTTACTATTACCATGTATTGCTATCTTACCATTTCTTCTTGTAATAAATAAGCCAGTAGGAACTTCAAAGCACCAAACTACGCCATCATAATCTACTTCTTTAATTCTAGCACCACCTCCATTATTATTAATTTTAGGAGTTGACATTATATTAGGCTCACAACCATAATTAGTATCAGACCACATAACAATATATTCTGTAACTAATCTATCATCAGATTTTTTAGCTATAGAGACACAAATATTAGGAACGAACCCTAACTTATAAACTAATTCATAAACATCATCCGCTAATTGTTTAGAAATAGTTGAGTATTTATAATTTTTAGAGCCACTTCCATATTTAGAAATACCTTCTGTACCATCACCTTTAACTAAAGCTTCTAATAAAATAGATAATAAATCAGGCTTTAATTCTAATGCCCATCTTGGTATTCTTTTATTTTTAGATAAAGTATTAGAATTGGTCCCTATTTCAGATTTAAAATATTCTACAATATCTTTACCATGAATAGATACACTCCACATATTTTTAGGACAATACTTAGAATAACCAACACCCTTATTTCTGGTAAAATGATTGGCTTTTTTATTCAATAAATTAGCAAATGAATCAAAAGTTTGTCGCATATCATCGTAACAATCGCTAGATGTTAATTGATTAACAGAAATTAAAGCATCATATCTTTTATTTTTAAAATTACTATAAACACAACCTTCTGATATTAAGTATCCAAGCACCTTTAAATATAATTCAATTGGAATATTTTCATTACATACACTTTTATATTTAATATCTTTACCATCTACAAATTTAGCTAAAGAAGTAAATTTATAATTTTTCTTCTTATTTAATAAAGAAATTGCTGGTCTTTTTTCAAAAGATGCCCATTTATTATTAGTTTTCTCTTTAACCCACATTTTATGATTTGGAGTTACTAATGAATCTACTTTTTTCCCAGTAAAATGAAGCATTTTACCAGTATACTTAGAAATATGAGTATCAATTGGCGCATGATATTCTATATTAGATGTATCAGAATTTACACAAGCAATTTTAAAATCTTTCTTAGTTTGTAAAATAGATAATGAACCGTCTTGATTAAAAGATGCGCCGTTTACATTATTTGGGTTCACTTCTAAAGAAGTTGAATAGTCTAATAAATCATATATTTTTTTAAATCCATGGTCTGTTAATATTTCTGTTTGATCGTCATGGCATTCCCTAAGCTTATCAAACAGCATTAACTGTCTAAAAATACAAACAGGCAAACCTGTGCCTCTAATTTCATAAGGACTAATTCTTCTAGCTAAATGAGATACATGGAAATTATTAAGTGGAATATTATCACCACGTCTAACAGAATCAATAATATGTTGATTTAATTGTTTCCTTTGTTCTATGTCTGATGGTCTATTTGATCTAACAACTGTTTTTAAATTTTCATCAGGTTTCAACATGATGATTGGTTCGCTAGCAACAACAGTTCTCTTAACAACCATATAATCTGGATTTTGAATTAATAATCTACTCCATTTACCTTTACTTTCATCTAATTCAGCATATACGAATGATTCCCCTAATAACCAGTATTCCTGTGCAATTTGCACACAAATATTCATTAAATCAATTTCTTCAATCATATCATTGAAGAATTTTTCAATATCTTTATTAGGACATTTAATATTTAATTTACTAATAGGATAAGTTGAATGTAAACTGATTGCATTATGAACAAATGGATTAAGTGCAAAAAAACTTCTACACCAAGCATTAATAGTGGCTCTATCTCTTGGTAAACTTAAATTACTATTAAGCCATAATGGAGAATATACTTCTGGAGTTTGTTTCGCGGAATCTCCTGGACCTCTAAAATTAAAAGAACTACTACTAGATCCGCTAACTGCTTGAGAACTTTTTTTAAATCCAATAGATGATGTAACAACAGAATTGTTTGTTAGACCATCATTTTTAATGATAGGACCAGAACCATCTTTAAAAAGTCCATTATCGACTTCATTTGAAAGTGCATTTTTTCTAAATTCTGAAATATTTTGAACCATTAATGCGCTTACTGGTGGTGCTGAATTTCTTTTTTCTAAAAATTGTTCTGAATTGGCAGGTCCAATCCATTTTTTTGAAGGTTTATTAATAGCCATTTATCCTCATTTGTAATGCCTATTAAATAATATATCAATAAAAACAATATTTTAAAATTTACGACCAATATAACCAGCGGCATTTAATGATTTAAAATATTTGATATAATTACAATTATAACATAGCAATTGAAATTCTGACGGAAAATTATTTTGTTTAAGCCAAGTATAAATGTTATTACCTATTATACTTCTATGTTGGGTGCCATCATTATTAACATGATCTATTGTCAAAAATTCACACTTATTACATTCACAATTTTTACATTTTCCACCATATATACCATATATATGTTTTTTTAATTTAATTTGTTTATTATTTTTTATAATATACCTACATTTACCACATATATTATGTTTAATTTTAAAATCAAAATTGCAATATTTACATTTTCCTTTAATATAATCTTTAATAATCAATTTAGTTTCAAGCATAAAATGTTGACAATTACAATTAAAACATAACAATCTAATATTATCTGGTTTATTTTGCAATACCCATTTATAAAAATTTGATCCAGAATCAGTTTTTAATATAGATTTTCTATGATTTCTGCCATTTCCATCTATATGATCTAATGATAATTTATCATAATTACTTTCGCCACATAATTTACATTCTCCTCCATAATAATCAAATACTGTATTTTTTGTTAATTTTCTTTTATTTTTATAAGTAGATAAGTATTTAGATTTGTTATTTGCAAATCTTTGATTATTATCTTTTCTAATACAAAATTTGCATATTTTATGATTTCTTTTTTGTCTAGATGGAAGCCAATTATCATTATTTAATATAATATTACACTGCTTACAATTCATTTAAAATTTACGACCAATATAACCTGTAAGAGCTAATGGCTTCTTATCTTGATCAATTCTTTTATTTTGTGAACTGGGGTTATTATCATTAAACCCTTTTGTTATTATAAACTTATAAGCTAGATAAGCATTTAATAATGCCATAAATCCATCATTGGGTGTTGACCCTTTAACATAATGAATTGATGGATCTCCAGTTCTAGAAATTGATGGCTTTATTTCCATACTACAACAATGATTAACTAGCCATCCTATTTTTTCATAATCTCCATATGGAAATTTAATATTTCCATTTTTCATTAATTCATATAATTCGCCAATATAATAGTCTCTTTCAAATACAATTTCTTTTGGAAACATATCTGCAGAGAATTTTGTATGACCATTTACTTTATTACCTGCTCTTGAAACAAGATAACGATCTCCATAAGCTGTATGCATTAATCCAGAAAAATCATTAGAAAATCCAATATCTCCAATTGCTAAATTAACACTATACTGCCTCATAATTTGATCTATTAATGCTTTTTTACTATCAATATCATTTCTTTTGAATTTTGTTGCGAATTCAATTGATAATAATTTAGGACCTAGTACTGCTAATACTACTGCTGTACTATAAGATTGTCCTGAAACCTTTGCTTTATCTAAATTTGCTAATTGTTCTAAATCTGCTCTTGCACCATAATCTATACCTACAGTAACAATGGGAAATTCATTAGGGCTTATTTTTGCTCTAAATCTTCTGCCACGATCAGCGCATTTTTCCATAATTTCTTCTGGAGTAATAGGACTTGATTCACCTTGAAAAAATTCACCTAAAACTTCATTTTGATAAACTCTTTCAGTGTTAATAGGATGTGTACCTGCTTTTTCTTTAATAATATCTTCTTTTTGAAATTTAGGCATGTATAATTGATTAATATGAAATCCAATCATTTTACAATCTGGGTCTTCTGGATTTTTTAATCCAACCCATTTCCCTCTTTCAGCGGCTTGCCTTTTATCTTGTTCATGTCCACAATGAACACATTTTACAATGTATCCATGAATCCAAATTTTTTCCCATTCATCACTGCCTGGTGTATAAAGAGGAAAGTGTTTTTCACATTTTTCACAGCCTAAATAAAAATATTGCTGAGAAGATGATGCCCACATTTTATGAAATCCAGAACTTTTACCTCTTGGAGTTCCAAAATAAACTTGAACGCCCTGGCTTACTTTTCCATATTTTGCTGTTGTCAAAATTTTTAATGCATTACCAATAGCTTCTTCATTAGTATCTTGAATTTCATCAAAAAATAAAAAGTCAGCAGTTCTACCACGAAGACGATCTCCATTTACACCAGTAGACTCTATCCACAAATGATTACCACCAATAAATTGCTTAAAATGCAATGAGTCATTCGTATCACTTGTTTGATCTAGTAGTAATTGCATATAGGATTTATTTTTTCCTTTACCATCAATTTTATCTTCATTAGGACGAAGAGATGATGCAATCATTGGATTTAATTTACTTTTAGAATAAGCTGCGGCAAGTTCTAATTGTGGAAATGTATGAATTATTCTTGCTGGTGGCTTATCTTTACTTCCAAATAAACCACTGCCCATAAAATACATTTCAAGTGCTGCTGCCATCGTAGTTCCGCCAACCTGGCGACCTTTAACTAAAATGACAGGTTTTGCATCAGGCTCTAATGCTTTTAACCCAATATAACGATATATGTCCGCAAAAGGTTTATATCCATTATTGTGCAGCCTAAATGGCTCGCCATCTAAAGTAAGATAGGTTTCTACAAAATTTACAGGATCTATATTTAATAACGATTTTTTTAAATCAGAAAACAACTTATCATCTGAACTTGACATTTAATATCTTTTCTGTTTACATTTTAGCTGGATTCAAAATTGCAAATGCATCAGAATTTGAAATATCAATATCTGAATTATTACTATCATCAGCTAGCCCTAAATTAGAGTAATCTCTATCTTTATTATTATACTTTTGTTTTTCTTTTGAATTTAAATTATTAATAAATTCAAGCAAATTATTATCTTCCCAATCAGCATCTTGAACATCTGTTTTATGAATGCTTTTAATATGCTCAAAAACAGCTGGAAGAGATAAATTACCATTAGTAGTTTTAATATAATTTTCTATTGTTACTTTAATTTCGGGACATTTTTTTATTGCAGCAGGTACAACTACAGCATCTATTTTTCCTGGACTTTTTTTATCAAAAACATTATTAACATCTTGTGCAACTTTTTTATTTGATATAGATTGTGCTTTTGATAAGTATGCTACAAGTCCGCTTCGTTCTTTCATTTCTTTAACAGCATCATCTACAGAAGAATATTTTGATTTAGTGCCATTCATTACAGCATGAATTTGATCAAATAAAGATTCGTCTGTTCGACGTGGCTGAACGGCTTCTTTTTGCAAAGATTTTTCAAATTGCTTGAGCCAATGATCTTCATCAATATTAGCATCAGAATTTCTTGATATAGTTATATTTCTAGATCTAGACATATTTTATCCTCGATAATTTGTTGCCCAATCAAAGCCGTCTGATGAAGATGTATTGACATCTTCATCAAGTAAATAACCACGGTCTTGACGAAGTGGATATCCCATATCAGCTAATAGCTGCATTACCATTGCTTGTTCACGATCATTAAGTTTATATTTTTTAACTTGTGATTCATAAATTTTTTCAATATCATGACCAGCAGATACCATGCCATTAATACAAACCCTTGCAATCCTAGATGTTAATAAATCAACATTAACATTAAATTGGGCTGTTGCCTGTTTGATTAATCCAGTATCATCTTCATTTACGTCTGATTTTTTCTTTCTTTTCTTTTTTGTATTATCTCTAATTGTATCAAGACGATCATTTAACTTGCTAATTCCGTCTTCAATTTTAACTCTAACTTCTTCAATTTTATTTGAATCTAATTCGCCATCAACATCTAATCTCATGGCTTTAGAAATTTCTGAATCTAATCTTTCTAGATAAGCGCAAGCTCTTTCTAATCCTGCAGAATCATATCCAGAATGTTTAGGTACTCCTTGAAAACGTTCTTTGACCCAATCTAAAAATCCAGTTGGACCTTTTGCTGACCAATTCCATTTTTCATTTTTCTTAGCTTTCATTTTTGCTTCATTGTCATCTGTATCAGATACATCTTTCTTCTTGTCTTCATCATTATCTTCATGTACCTCAATAACCTCTGGCTCTCTAAAAGCAGCTTCGGATGGTGCTCCAGGCATTGGTGTATCGAAACTAATTTCAACTACAACTTGAGGCTCAGGATCATTAACAACAATATCTGAGCCATGATCATCATGTTCACCATGACCATGTAATGGTTTGAATTGCATAACAGCACCTTCTGGCATCATAAGTGCATTCTCATCTGTTACTTCTATTACTTGCGCAGTGGCTTCTAATGACATTTAAGTACCCCTAAAATCTGTATTGAATATTCATTTATATGTAGTAATAATCACTGGTTTAAAACCAAACATTGTCATAAATATTTCTTCCACTATCCTGTATACCGAAATATTTATTTGTTCTAAAGCGATTATTATCTTGATCTTCTATTGGTTTTTGACCATCTGGCAATCCCATAATTGGAGATTCGCCTGGCTGTAAAGCCATTTGATTTATATCTGCTTTTGGTGATTTTTTCATAACTAATTCATCTGAATCTGGAGACATAAGATCTTCTCCAACAGGAATTTCTGAAGTTTCTGGATTTCTATTATCATAATAATCTGACATGCCACCAAATCCAGCATATGGTGTTCCATCCATATTTTCACCAGCAGAACCTGGAGAAATTCCAGTAACTAAATCGTCATTGGGAAAATCTATTGAATTATTATCTGTTGCATTTTTTAAAATTACAGATAATAAAGCTAATTTTCTATTCTT